TAGCTACATGATGGACGAGGACTGCTCAAGACGTAAATGGGCTACATTTTTATCTAATAACGGACTCAAAGTAGCTGCGGTTGCTATTGCTTGTTCAGCTCGTGAAGAAAACTGGGATGCCATGATGATGTCAGGCACGCCTTGTCCGATTGATGGTCTCGTTGGCGATGCTGCCCGTAACGAGTGGATTAAACGCTACCCTGAAAAGTTTAAGAAATTATATGGTTCGGTTCCTCCTCTTGTTGACTTGGCTGCTGTTAAGCCTGACGAAAGCAAATAATGTTCAAGCAGCTTGTTACGCTGGCCAGTGGACTAATGGGACGCCTGTTTATGGGTCGCTCTTTGTCGATGGAACAACAACTCTTGCTCAATGCCAGGCCATTGCGTGCCAGTACTACCCAGGAATCTCAACTAGTTGCCCAAGCACCTGCCAAGTCGAAACCCAAACGCAAACCAAAAGCTGCCCAGCCAACTACACAGGCCAAGTCACGGAAAGCCGCACCAAAACCTGCCCAGACAATGCCTGGCAACCGTGGACAGTTATCCAAAACAATTGCACCCCAAACCCAGTCACCTGCACCTACCAAGCGCAAGTCGAAACAAGAAGCTGCCCCGTCAACTACAGCGGCACGCAAACTTGGAAAAAAGAAACCAACTGTCCGTCAGGTAGCTATGGTCAGCCAGTCCAAACCGACTGGTTCAAAATCCAAGACACCTGCACAAAAAACCCGCCAACATGTCAAATAAGCAGCCAACAACAAACACTCAGTTGCCAGACAGGCTATACGGGGAGCATTATCCAGACTCGTTCCTCGACGTGTCCAGACCCATACGGGAGTCCAGTGTGGCAACCTTGGGCGACTACATCAGACACTTGCAAGAAGTCGATAAACAACCCGACCAATCCTGTGTCGCCTGTGTCTCCCCTGAGTCCAACTTCGACCACATCTGCCCCAACAACCCAATCCTCACCTGTAACTGTACCGACCCCAAATTCTGTGCAGAACTCGGCAGCAACCCCGACAACATCGTCGACGGAAACAAGCGCTGCCCCGACAGCGGGCTCATCTGCAACGACAGAGTCTGCCCCAACGAGTGCCTCGGGGACGGGTTCAGCGACAACCTCGACTACACCCACATCCAACCCGAAGGTATCCCTTACCCCGCCAAAAGGGAAAGTAAGAAGCTCGGTTGGCCTTGCGTTGTCGTTGGAGCTATTTGTGAAACCGGGACTACAACAGCCGAACATATTCTTCGAACCACAGCTAGTGGGTGGGATACCGAACAACATACTGACGCAGGACTTAATAATGATGGACCTGCTACAACAAACGGGCTTTAACCAGCCAGCGTATAACCAAGACTTAGGATTCGAACAATGAGTGATTTAGAAAAACTAGACCAAGTACAAGGCTTCGTAGATAAGTGGGTTACTTGGGCGAAGCAGAACACCATGGTGGCTGGCTTTATTATTGCTGGCGTACCAGCTATTTTAGGTGCTGGCTATACAGGTATTACCAAGTTTAACGAAGTCAAAGAAATGTATGAGGGCTACAGCGACACTGCCTCATCAGCATCAAGCGCAGAGCGCAAGGTCAAGCTACTAGAAGAAAAAGTAGCAGACCAGCGTGAAGTAATTGCCAAGATGCAAGAGCGTCTAGCTGAGGCGTTGATGGCAGCGCGCGAAGCCAAGATTGTTGCAGAAAGCACACAGAAAGAATTACGCTCTGGCTTAGCCGCACAAAAGGTTGAGCTAGATGTGACAAGTTCTACGCTACGCTCTGAGATGAACACATTAAAACGCGCAACAACTAACAGACTAGGACAATAAAATGTTATCGCTAATTTCAACACTAGGCGGCTTGCTAATCTCAGGATTGCCAAGCGTATTGGGCTTCTTCCAAGATAAGTCTGACAAAGCTCATGAGCTAGACCTAGCTAAGATGCAGACTGAGCGTGAGCTACAGATGATGGAGAAAGGCTTTGCGGCGCAAGCCAAAGTAGAAGAGATTCGCACTGACCAAGTTATGATGCAGACAGACGCTGACATGACCAAGGCGGCTTATGAGCACGACGCTAAGGTGTTAGCTAAGGCAGCTCCGTGGGCGTCTACGTTCGTGGCTACCGTACGCCCGATGGTGACTTACTTGTTTGTAGCCGAGTTGTTTGTAATTAACGTAGGTATTGGCATCTATGTGTTTACCCACCCAGGCGTTATTGGCAGTGTTGACGATTTGTTAAAGATTTCTGATGAGATTTTTAGTGATGACGAAATGGCTATGCTAGGTGGCATTATTGGCTATTGGTTCGGTTCACGTGGGTGGTCTAAAAAGTGAACGTAAGCGCTAAGCTTATTGAGATGATTAAACACGACGAGGGGGTTAAGACCTCCCCGTATCAGTGCCCAGCACTGCTTTGGACCGTTGGAGTTGGACATGTTATTAACCCTGCACATGCTAGAGTTCCATTGGCTAATAGAAAACAACTTGTTATTCCTGAAGGTTGGAATCGGGTTCTAAGCATGGATGAGGTTAATAACATCCTAAAACAGGACTTAACACGCTTTGAAGCAGGGGTTCATCGCTTATGCCCAGGGGACATGACTCAGGGTCAGTTTGATGCTTTGGTTAGTTTCTCGTTTAACGTAGGTCTTGGTAACTTGCAGAACAGTACCCTGAGAATGAAGCACAATCGAAAAGAATTTGAGGCTGCCGCAGAAGAGTTCTTGAAGTGGAACAAGGCTGGTGGTAAAGTGCTAAAAGGGCTAGATAAACGTCGCAGGGGCGAAAAAGCTCTATACGAATCTTAAGGTGAACTATGCCATTCCAGAAACTACAATTTAAGCCAGGAATTAATAGAGACCAGACTAACTACTCTAACGAGGGTGGTTGGTACGAGTGCGACAAGATTCGCTTTCGTTCTGGTTATCCAGAGAAAATTGGTGGTTGGGCTAAGGCTACTTCAGAATATATGTTGGGTTTTTGCCGCCAGATGTTTGGCTGGATTACGTCTTATAACGACAACTTTTTAGCTTGTGGGACTAGTGAAAAAGCATATATTGAAGTAGGTGGATATTTCTACGACATTACTCCGTTACGCTCTACAGACCCAGTTTTAACCACACCTGTTACAGATAACTGCATAACCACAACTAACGGCTCTGGCACGGTTACTATTATTGCGGTTGGCTCAAATGCTGTTGAAGATAACTATATTGATATAGCTGGCGCAACTGCTGTAGGTGGCATTTCTGCGGCAACACTTAACGCGACTCATAAAGTCGATACTGTTATAAATGTCAATGCATTTACTTTTGTTGTTGGCACAAATGCTACATCTACCGCTACTGGCGGTGGCACAGGTATCAACTTAAGCTTTGAGATAGATACTGGAAATGGCGGCACTACCCAAGGTTACGGCTGGGGGACAAGTACATGGAACGATAATTTTGGTTGGGGTTTAGGTAGCCCAGTCCCCGTGTTTTTGATTCAACGAGATTGGTGGTTTGACCAGTTTGATAATAACTTAGTTATGAATATTCGCAACGGCCCTATCTATTATTGGGAACGCGGCACAAACCAAGACCCATCAACAGCCTTAGCTACTAGAGCTATTTTATTAGAAGATATAAGTGGCGCAGCAGATGTACCCGATTCTGCTATGCAGACTTTAGTGTCTCAAAATGATAAGCACTTATTAGCGTTTGGTTGCCAACCTTATGCAGGTGCTGCAGGTTCTTTTGACCCGTTATTAATTCGTTGGGCGTCTCAAGATGACCCAGGTATGTGGACGCCTTTAGTAACTAATTCAGCTGGTTTTATTCGCGTTTCTCGTGGTTCGCAGATTGTACGTGCGATACCGACCAAGCAAGAGATTCTTGTCTTTACAGAAGCTACATTAAGTTCTTTGCAGTTTACCGGTACGACCGACGTGTTTGCCTTGCAAGAGATTGGTGACAATTTATCTATTATTGGACCTCGCGCAGTAACTGTTGTTAACAACATGACCTTCTGGATGGGGCATGATAAGTTTTATGTATATACAGGACGTGTAGAAACTCTACCTTGTACGTTACGTAACCATGTGTTTAATAACATAAATTACGACCAAGCTGACCAGATTATATCTGGCACTAATGAAGGTTGGAACGAGGTCTGGTGGATGTATCCAACAGCCAATTCAAGCTATAACAACGCATACGTTATATACAACCATTTAGAAAGAATCTGGTACTACGGTACTATTGAGCGTAATGCTTGGTTAGATAGCCCACTACGTGATTTCCCACAAGCTTCTTACACTGACAATACGTTAGAGCGTAGCTACTTATTTAACCATGAAGATGGCACCAACGACGATACCCTACCAATGACCGCGTATATACAATCTTCTGATTTTGACCTTGCTGAAGGCGACCAGCTTGTATTAACACGTCGTATGATTCCTGACGTCAACTTTGATGGTTCTACAGCTACTAGTCCAGAAGCTAACTTTGTTATTCGACCACGCAACTTCCCAGGTAGCTCATACCAAACTAATGCTAGCAATACACAACGAGTTATTCAAACTACGATTAACCAGTTTACCGAACAGGTATTTATGAGAGCTCGTGCTCGTCAAATTGCATTAAAGATTGAGTCTACTGGCTTAGATACACAATGGCAGTTAGGTAGTCCACGTCTAGACTTAAGACCGGATGGTAAGAGATGACGGTTAAAAAGTTCGTTGCCCCGGCATTGCCAACTGCCCCCGCTGAGTATGACCAGCGTAGGGACGACCAACTTAATCAGAATTTACGTATTTACTTCAACAATTTAGACGCTTTTTTAACTGCTATATCCACACCACAAAACGGTATAACTGCAGACCGACCAACTCAAAACTTGCAGATTGGTCAGTTTTACTATGACACTACACTAGGTATTCCTATTTGGTACAACGGAACAGTGTGGAAAAACGCTAGCGGAACAACAGTTTGACATGATAAACTTCAACATAATTAACCCAGCGGGGCAACAATGAGCCTACATACAGCAGCACAACACTTAGCATCTAAAGGGCGTGGTCCAGATACCACCCTTGTCCATATGGCTCCTAGCGAGGTGCGGGGGTTACAGGCATTAGCCAAGGCTCATGGCGGCTCTCTAACTATTAACCCTGATACAGGACTAGCTGAAGCTGGCTTCCTTAAGAACATTTTGCCGATGGTTGTCGGCGCAGCACTTAGTCCGTTTATCACACCTATGGGTGCAGCTGCCTTAGTAGGCGGTATTGAAACAGCTCGTACAGGTGATATTGGTAAAGGTCTATTGGCAGGTTTAGGCGCTTATGGCGGTGCTGGTTTGACAAGTGGTTTAAGCAGCGCAGGCGCTGCAACAGCTT